GGACAGAGTTTTGTCGTAGATTGGCGAAACCTTCGACTCTGCCGTAATGTTCATGTTCGTGCCGGTGATGACGCCAAGTTTAACGTCAGTGGCCCACACAGAAACGTGGATGGCAACTGGGGAAGAGTAATCCTCGTTCGCAATACTCACTGGTCGTCCCAAAGAACGAATGAGCAACTCACCAGCCTCCTCCAGATCAGGGAAAGAGTCAGAAGAGGTGATGGTGCCGTTCGAGTCCAACATAAGAGCATGCTTGCTCTTGTACGTGATCATCGGGAGGACTATCTCGAGAGGCTTGTTCTCTTTGATGTCCATGTACGACGCACCCGGAGACTGAGACAGGTAAGTGTTCATCGCTTTGTTCGGACTGCCAACCTCCGAAAGGCGGTAGCGGATGATCCAAGGATTGTATTGGGCGTATGGGTGATACGCCACAATGACACGACCGTAATGAAACGGCGTGCCAGAAATGGTGACCTTCACGTGAAGGGAAGCTTGATTGAGGTAAGCGTAGTTGGAGAACTTCGCTCGGATTGCCTCGTCAGAGCTCCACAAGTCCCAGATGTTGAGACTCACATCAATTGCGGAATTAACCGCAACTGTAGTGTCAAACACATTGATCGGGCGGGACCAGAAGTCCTGGATCTTGTGCTCAGTGAAGTCAGCCTGTGGGTCATTGTTGGTGACACCTGTAGACGCCATGTCCGCGGGCTCACCTACAATGTCTTGAACGTTGTCGTGAACTTCAACGGTATCACCGGCTCCAACCTCCATCTCGCCAACGGCAGACTCAGTGAAGATTCCACGCATCTCTGCATTGGCTTCCGCACGAGCTGCACGCCGACGAGCGAAACGGGCTGGACGCTCACCCTCACGAGATTTGCGCGCTGCACGGCTCTTCTTTCTCACCTCTGCACGGTACGCCATGCATGTAGCAGAGCGGGTACCATAGTGCGGGCGATCAAGGAGCTCTTCGAGCGTCATGTTCGTGAAGATGGAACTCTCCCTTCTGATAGGCTTCAAGCCAGTCAAAGGAAGCGGTTGTGTCTCTCCTACTTCTACAAGAGGTGGGAGAGGGGGGGTTTTTGCATTTGAGTTCTGCGGGAACGTAGTAGTGTTCAAATCCATAAAGCATGGGTAATGTTCATTACAACCAGGCGATGTGCTTGAGCCTCTAGAGTCTGGCAGACGGTGCCTTGAACTGTTGTTCTACTCGTCTCTCATTTTGGAGGCTATACCTGGAGGGTCGGGGTGTGTTTCGGAGTCACCCCACTCCTGTGTGCCATATGCTTGTGTCTCGATGGCATCAAATCGAGGGAACACCTTGAGCACGTCGCTCAAAGATCTTTCAAAGACCCGAGCGCACGCCAAAGCGAACTTCTGCCTGCGAATTTCGAACTCCTCCTCAGAGAGGTGGAAGAACAATTCTCGCATAGCAGACACGCAGCTGTCAATCAGCTGTTCGTCACGAGTAACCTGCTTACTGGGTAAGTAATAACAGATCGTCTTCATGACGGAGGTAAGCTCCAAGGGAGCCACCCAGTGACCAAGATCCTCTCTGTACATAAAAGTGCGTTTGAGGAACGAGATCTGGTCCAGCGTAAGAAAAGGAGACATGGTGGAGGTCTTCTGAGCGTTGGTAAACTCGAGACCGTACACAACCTTGCAAAAATGCTGGTAAGTAACGTTGTTGTACATCTGCTGAGCTTCCGACTTAACGGCAGCTAGCATATCATCACCGTAAATGCGGGGGAGCACATACTGGAAAAAATCCCAGTCGCGCTCGTACTCCTCGCACATGGACATCCATGCGTAGACCAGCATAACTAGTCCACGCAGTGAGTTGTCTTCGGCGGTGGCGTACTTGCCACTTGGCTGCAACGCAGGCGCGGCGAACATATCACCACGCATAGCTATCACAGGAAAAAGGTTATCACTTAAGATTCCCTTCACCTGTAACAACGCAGCTTCATTGTACCCCAAGTCACTTAAGACGTGGTACACGATGCTGTTGGCTGCAAGCCCGATGTCGTACGGCATTGAAGTGTCGTATCCACCGTAGTCACCTTCCATGAATTTGTCCGAGAAACCACTTAAGGTCTCCACGAACTCATCTACGTCGGTGGAGTGCATGTTGATACCAATTGAGGTACCAAAAATCTCACCATGCTCACACATCAAAGTGTAAAAAGGGAGCAAGTACATCCGATTGACTACTGTCGACTCGGTAGGACTCATGCAAAAAACACGCGTCTTCGCTTGGAGGACTTTCTCTAGAGCACGGGGCTCATCTTTGAGTTGTGCTCCTAACAACGGACACGCGTCATGTTCGTGGGCGTAGGCAGTTACCTGCTCCATCACCTGCTCTTTGATATCGAACAGGAGAGTGTACGCCTCAGGCTTCCATTCAAGAGCAGTGGCTTCCATCCACTTGCGCTTCGCACCGGGCCACGGCCATCCACCAGAGGTGGACGGTTTCATGGCACGCATGTAAAAATCCTCAGGATGCCCATTGACTGCAACATCAAGGGGCACCGGGGATAACGACGTAATGCCAACAGCTGCCAAATTGGAAACTATGTGAGCACGCAGATAGCTGATTACTTTCTCAACTCTGCAAGGGTCGAGACTTTTCTTCAGCACTGCTGTCTTTTTGACGAAATGATTGTAGGGAGCTACATACTTCCCGTCGAAGGTGCGATGAGAGAACGGAGGGGCTGCGTAGTGCGGCCTTCCATCCTCCCGAAAAGGAGAGACGCCAACCAGATCCTCCGCGTCCGACAAGAACGGGGAGGATCGTAGTTGTGACTTGCCAAGCTTCATAGCTCGGTAGCCTTCAAGTCCGCCAAAAACGACGAGACTAGTGACGTCTTCGAATCGCAGAGGTGACCTCTCTCCAAGAGAAGTCAGCCCTGTAATAGCGCAGGGCAGTCGCAAGTATCCCTCAGAATTAACTTCAAGGATTAGCGATTGTCGCTGCTGTTTGAGAGCATCCTTCACCTGTTTCAGGTGAAAAGTTTCGCAAAAACCGTCATCTTCGTCGCACCCAGCAATGTGGAGGCCAACGATTGACCACCCAGCCCCACTCTCATAGAGAAGAGGAGCTCCACACAAACCCCGAGCATGCTCAGGATAAGAGTAGGAAAGAGGGTTGACAACGGTGACGTTTTGAAAAGGGTCTTTAGCCGTAAACGACCTGACCTTCTTCGCGAGAACCGAACTGCCATCCATTAGTGCTCTCCCTCCATAAGGAGGTGGAACACAGAATTCGTTGGCGAAGTACGGCTCGATGTCTCGAAACTTCGACCCACGCAACCGGACAACAAAAATGTCGCCAGAAACTTGGGTAAAGTTCTCCTCGCGTACATAGCACCGGCTCACACCGGTCTTCACACGTAAGGAGTGTTGCGACGTCACAGACCACTTCTTCTCAAATCCATCAAAGGACGGGAAGCAGTGTTTCGTGACGACTGCATAGTCACCTTTCACGCCTAGTGCGCGACAATTGACTATTGTGCCGTTCGCACAAGTAACCTCGAGGTAGCGTACATTGAACTCTATAGTTCTCCGTATTTCCTCAGGGTTGTTCTTCTGCTTCATGTGGTGAATAAGGTTCGGCTTTCGCAGACCTACATCCCACTCAACGGCATTCCCAGCTTTACGCCGGGGGGGAGGCAGAGCGCATCCTGTAACTTCTTCAGTACCAGAGATGATCTCGTCCACTACTTCCTCAGTGCGCGTATTGCTAGACTGAACCACGTTCCCTTCAGCAAAGATGGAAACGCTAGTCAGCGCACGGTACACGAGAAGTGTGGCGCCAAGAGCAGCCACGTACATATGCACCTGATAAGGCGCAGGTTGTACGAGCGATGGTTTGTGCTCGAATCCGCAACTGGACTTCAAAAGTCCCCAGCGGACACTGACAAACTGCCAGCGATGGTCAATGCGGCACGACAAGGTGCGGCACGACCAAAACTGCAACAAAAAGTTCTTCCCGGAAAAATAAATCACCGGGTAGAGCAAGTACAGTCCAAGCACACAGAGCAACTCCAGTAAAAACCGGAAGAAGAGCTCAATGCTGTAGTAAACAAGACTGCGCTGGTAAGCGAACTTTCGGCGGCACTCCTGGAACCAAATCTTCCATTCCATAAATGAAATCTTGATCTGCGTTTTCCAGATGAGCCACTTGAGATTAGCTTCAGCGGCAGCCTGCTCAGCTACTTCGCTGGTGTAGGCAACGACGTCGTCAACGTCGATGTTTGCCACATCATCCACAAGGGATTCAGTGGCAGGCTCGCGCAGGTAATCGGACACATCGATAGCGTCCGCTAGATCCTGTCGAGCATCCTGCTCTTGCATGTGCGTGGTAAACGACTCTTTGAGAAAAGCCGCGAACTTGTAGATATCAGCGTCGGTAAGGAGATTAATCCTCATCGACTTCTTCGTGTCTACTGGTTCCATCTTGTAGACTGTAAAAGTCCACCGATCCAGCACAGGCGTCTCAGATGCCAAAGACTTGGCGACGTCAAGACGGCAGGTATCCTCTTTGCGGAACTCAGCTTTCACAGCTGGCTCCACATAAAGGAGGCGACGGCGTACCGCCGCAGGGTTGTTCACAATGTAGGGGAGGTTCATGGTAGGATCATTACAATCCATCATGCACATCTCCGGCATGGCGAAAACATTCCCTTTGCTCTCCACATCCGCCATGTTACACATGTACGGTTGGGTATCGGCTACAGACAGAAATTCCGTCATAACCGGATCACCACGTGTTTTGGCAATCCCTGCATGGAGAGAGCCAGGTTCCGAATAGTGGATAATCGGATGAGAGAGAGGTTCATAACCGGACCAGTACTCTTCAAGAGCCTGGCGGTGATAAACCTGGTTGGGTGCATATTTGCGACCCTTTGTGTGAGACCAGAGGCCAGCAACAAACTCTAAAAGTGTGCCTTTGCCGATCCCAGGCATGCCGGTAAGCGCCAAGCAAAACGGCATAGGGCGCGACTCAGCACTCATACGAGTGGCAAAAGCCGCTTTGAGTGTTCGAACTCGTGCCAAGCTAGTGTTGACAGCAACGTACTGCGGATGACGACGAGGCGTTACCGCGAGCAACGCTTCTCCAGACTCAACAAGAGTCTTAAGAGAGTTGTAATACTCAGTGCGACAGACACGACCTTCCACTGGTAAACCAGAGTAAGTCAGCGTCTGCAGCGAGGATGTCACCTGCACCTCAGAGATAAACTCGGCCATCGGATCATTCGTAAGAAGAATCGACGACACGGGCTCACCGGAGATAAGGCGCGTAGAGCTCTCCACCACAGAAATGGCAGAGCGCAAAGTGATGTCCACAAGCCCGGCCAGAGTACAACTCTGGACGGGCCCGAGAACCTTTGCTACCTGGTTGGTGGTGTCTTTGGGAAGGATCTTGTAAGAAAGAACCGACATGACGAAATCACGTAAACAGGTCGCTAGGTTGGAGGACAGAACGGTATTAATACCCGCTCGCATCCCTTGAAGGGTCTCTGCAGCCCCCTCAGTATGAGGGGGGGCAAGAGCACTGCCTAGGGTAAAGGCATTGCAGAGAGTACGTACTGAGTCGACTAGATGCTTACGCACTAGCTCGACCGACGCGCGGATGGCGTCCGTGGACAGTACTCCACGGAGAAAATCAAAACCTGCAAAAAAGAGATCCGCAAAATCACGGCATCGGCAAAGTTTGTAGAGCAAGCTCACCAAATGGCAAGCGAAATCAACACACTTCGCGTCAACACGTGACATCACGGACTCAAAC